CGAGACCGGGTTGTAGCGGGTGTTGCCCGGCGGTCCGACGGTGAGCGTGCGGGCCATGCCGCCGATGCGCAGCAGCGCATCGACGGCGGCGATGCCGGTGGTGGCGTTGCCCGGCACGGCCGGCGGCACGATCTCGAAGCTGCCCTCGATGAAGGCGCGCGGGTTGGCCACCACGAACGGGTTGTTGGTGAAGAAGGGGCGGTCGATCTCGCGCTCGACCACGTCGCCGGCGACGCCGGACTGGCCGTCGAAGAGCTGGAAGGCGTCGAGGGCCGGGGTCGGGATCGAGTCCGTACCCTCGACCGGCTCGACCTTGAGGAGCAGCGCGCGGCTGCGGAAGGATTCCAGGGGCATGGCTTACTCCGGGGTGGCCGACTTGGCGGCGCGGGTCTTGGGGGTGACGGGTACGGCCGCCGGCACGGGCTCGGTCGGCGCGGTGGGAGAGGACGGGGCGGTGGGTGCTGCCGGCGCGATGGGTGCGGCCGGCGCGGCCGCGGCATCGTCATCGATGCGCTCCAGGCGGCCGTCGGCGTGCTGCACGTAGGTGCCGCCGGCGATCGGGAAGGTCTCGGTCGGGTTCATGGCGTCACCGTCAGGCGGTAGGTGGTCCGGTAGAGTTCCTGCACGACCAGCTGGCCGAGCTCATAGGCCTCGTCGCGGGAGGCGCGCAGGTGGATCGGCTCGAAGGCCGCGGCGGGCGTCCAGTTCAAGAGCGCGCCACGCACCGTCGCGACCAGCGCGTCCATCTCGGCGCGGGCGGCGGCACCGCTGTCCTGCTGCGCCACGTTGCGCACGAACAGGACGACGTTGAGCGTCACCTCGACCTGCTGGATCAGCTGGCCGCCGCTGGCCCCCGCCGGCAGGCGTGCTGCCTCGCTGGTCACCACCAGGGCCGCCGGCACCGTTTTCGGCTGCTGGTTGCGCGCGGTGGCGAGGTCGGCCGCGCCGCCCACCAGGCGCAGGGCCGGCACGCTGCGCAGGCGGGCCAGGACCGCGGCGGCGGGGAAGGGTCCGTGCATCAGAAGTCGCTCAAGGTTCCGGCCGCGAACTGGCGGCCCGGCGTGACCGCCGTGATCGGCCGCTCGCCGGCGACGCTGTCGGTGGCGCCCAGGCTGAACTTGCCGGCCGCCACCTGCTCCAGCAGGCGCATGGCGTCGCGGTAGCCGCGCACCACCGGGTCGCTGGCCTCTTCCGTGGCGCGATCGCCCGAGAGCAGATAGCGGGTGATGTCGCGGCACCAGCCGGCCACGATCGGCGGCACCGGCGAGAGCGGCAGCGGGTGGCCACGCTGGCGCAAGAAGCCGTCGATGCGGGCGCTGGCCTCGGTCGCGGCCTCGACGATGCGCGCCAGCGCAGCGTCGGCGGCGGCGATCTGGGCCGGGCTGTAGCCGCTGCGCAGCAAGCCGCGCAGCGTCAAGTCCAGCAGCTCGGCATCGACGACCGGCTGGTGCCGGGCGCTGGCGAGCTGGGCCAATTCCAAGGCACCGGGCCGTTCCGCCAGCTGGATCAGGCTGACGTACACCCATCAGCTCCGGCGCCGCGGCCGCGGGGCCGCCTCGTCGCTGGCTTCGGCCGCGGCCTCGGTGGCGGCGGCGGTCTCGGCGCTGGCGGTCGCGGCGGCCGCGGCCTCGGCGGGCTCGACGGTGCCGTTGGCGACCAGGGACTGGGCGTCCTCGTCGGCCAGCTCCACCACCTCGCCGATGGCGCGCACCGCCTCGCCGACGGCCAGCGCGAGCGGTGACTTGATCAGGTAGAAACCCATGTCATCGCTCCTCAGAGGCCGGCGTCTTTGATGAGGTAGCCCGCGGCCATGCCGGCCAGCACCGGGGTGTTGTCGAAGCTCACGCCGTAGATCCACGAACGGGCGTTGTTGTCCCAGTAGGGCTCTTCGACCGCCGGCATGCCCTCGATGTGGTAGGTGTAGCCGTAGGCCGGCTCTTCGGCGTTGTTGCCGAGGTCGCCGCCGTCCGGCGCGACGTAGGCCAGCACCGCGTCGTTGCCCCAGACATCGCCGAGGGTGTCGGCGGCACCGGTGGCCGTGGTCGCGGCACCGATCACCACGCGGTCGACCTCGAAGATCTCGGCCAGCAGGTCGGCGGTGACCACACGGGTGCCGCTGGTCGAGAGCCGCTGGAGGATGTCCTGGTTGGTCTTCAGCGCGCGGAAGGTGCGGGCCGAGAGCAGCAGCACGTTGGGGTACATGCCGATGTTGCCGCGGATCGCCTCGCGGCCGGTCATCACGTCGTTCACCGGGGTGCTGCCGGCCTGCGTCCAGCGGGTGCCGCCGGCCAGGGTGACGCGGTTGCCCACCGGGTAGTTGGCCAGCGTGGTGGCGAGCGTGGCGCAGGCCACTTCGTGCTCCAGCTGCAGGGCGCGCAGCACGGTGTTCACCGCCCTGGTCGCCAGGTTGATGCCGGGCACCTGGGCAGCGTCGCGCATCAGCTCGCGCGGCACCTTCGCCTCGAGGGCGCTCGGCACGATGGCGTAGGGCCGGCCGATGTAGCCCATGTCGAGGCGCTTGGTGGCGGCACCGGGCGCGCGCTTCGAGTTGTAGAGGCGGAAGGCTTCCTTGCCGAACTCGATGACGTTGCCGCCGTAGGCCGGCACCGGGGCCAGCGGGAACAGCACCGTGCCGACGAGGTTGGCCTGGCGGAAGCCGCGGGCCTGGGTGCTGAGGATCGGGTCGATGACCCGGCTCTGGTTCATGGTCTGCTGGGGCATGGCGGCGGCCTTAGTTCGTGATCAGGAGGACTTCGATGCGATCGCCGGCGGCAGCCGCCGCGGTGAGCGCGCGGGCCACCGGGACGCCGGTGGCACGGGTGACGGCCTGGCCGTTCGCGCCGACCTCGATGGCGGCCCCGGCGGCGATCGCGGCCGCCGCGGTGACGATGGCGGTGCCGGCGACCGTGACCGGGAACAGCTGGCCGATGGCGGCGTCGGCGCGGGACACGCCGAGCGCGCGGCCGGCGGCCGCCGCGTGCGCACCGGCCTGGACGAAACGCTCGCCGGTGACCGCGGCGGTGGCCGTCTCGGTCAGGTCGAGCAGGGAGATCATCTGGCTCATGGGGGTTCCTTATCAGCCGCCGACGGCGGCCACAGCGTTGAGGTAGGAGGTGCTGGGGTGCGCGGCCTGGTAGGCGAGCGCGCGGCGGTGGAGCTCGAGGCGGTCGCCGGAGAGCAGCGCACCGGCCGGGGCGGCGAAGTCGATGCTGGCGGCGGCCGCGCCCGACGGCGCACTGCGCTCGGCGAAGCTGATGAGCGGCGGAGCCTCGGCGAGCAGCTCGCGCAGCAGGGCAGCGGCGGCCCTGGGGCCGCCGTCGGCCTCGGCGAAGTCGATGGTCGTGGCCGGCTGGCTCAGCAGCAGCTCGACCACGGCCGCCTTGCGGGCCGGCTTCAGGCGGCCCTCGTGGACCAGGCGCTCGGCGAAACTGGCGGCCTCGGTGCGGGCGGCGGCGGTGGCGATCTCGCGCGCCTGGCGCTCGGACTCGGCGACGGCGGCTTCGCGCGCGGCCAGGGCGGCCTCGCGCTCGGCGAAGTTGGACTCGGGCATGGCAGGTTCCTGCGGGGTGGTGATGGCAGTGATGTCGTTGCCGAGCTGCTCAAGCTCGTAGTCGGGGACGATCTGCTGCGCGCGCTCGGCGCCGACCGCTTCGATCAGGTAGTCGCGCACACGGCCGAACAGCCGGCGCGCGGTGCTCAGCGCCCAGCGCGACGACTCCAGTGGGCCGACGAACTCGACCAGGATTGCGTCATCGGCGGAAGCGAACTGCGCGTCGCGCAGGCCCTTCACCGCCGGCGGCTGGGCGCCGAGGAAGCCGATGTGGCGCAGATACCACTTGCCCGGCGTCGGGTTGCCCGGGCTGTCCGGGTGGAACAGCGAGGCCGACTTCTTCTTGAAGCGGCCCTCGGCGTGCAGCTCGGCGAACTGCGCCTCGACCTGGTGCGGCTCGGCCAGCAGGCGATCGCCGTCGGCGTGCAGCGCACGGGCCCAGCCGTAGGCGGGGCCGTTGAGGCTGGGGTGGCCGACGACGATCGGGGCCTCGGACAGCTCCGGGTTGTAGCTGGCCGCGATCTCGGCGAGGTCGGCGGCGGTGAAGTCACGCTCGCGGCCCGCGGAATCGACGTGCCGGCCGGCACGGAAGATCTCGATGCGGCGCGGGAACTGGGCGGGGTCGACGTTCGGCATGCGGCAAGCCTGGCCGAGCGCGCGCAGAGGGCGGGCTTAAGGCGGCTTACAACACGCCCTGAACGCCGGATACGGGCCGTTGCAGCCCGCCGCCGGCCAGCGTACATTCGTCGGCACGGGTGTAGAAGCCCGTCGATTCAACAGGCGGTACCGCTCCGATATGTCGGCGCTTGCATCCAACGATGTTTCTTCGGCCGGGTGGCCACAGCCATACAAGACCCTTCGGGGGAAAGCTGTGGGCCGCGCCTGTTGGCGGCTTCTACCCGCCCGGCCACCATCCCGCCGCGTAGAAGCGGCCATAGGAGCAAGCAATGGCCACGAACCCCGTTTTCGAGAACGACGACGCCAAGCAGGACATGACCGCCCTGCTGGAGATCCTCCGACCGCTGCTCGCCAGCGGCCGGCTGAAGTCCAGCCGCAAAGCCTACAACCGGCAGGCGGCGCTCAAGGTGGCGATCCAGCTGATCGCCCAGGCCCCGGTCGCCGAAGCTAAGGTCGATTCGCGTATCCGGCCGACGCGGGTCGGCTATCTCAGTGTGGTTGAGTGACCGGAGACCACCATGACGACGAAAGCCGAAAACCTCGCCCTCGCTCGGGCCCGCCGGGCGGAACTCAAGGCCCAGCAGGGCGACACCCCCAAGCAGCCGAGCGTCAGCCGCGCGCGCTGCCTCAAGGCCTATCTCTACGACCATCACGGCCTTGGCCTGAACGTTGGGGCGATCGATGCCCACCAAGCGGAGGGCCGCCGGGCGGCGAAGGCCGACTACCGCCGCCTCAAGGAGAGCCTTGGCCTTCCCGGTGCCATCAAGCAGATTTGCTTCAACTGCGCCGGCGGCCAGGACAGCGTGACGCTGACGGGCGAGAAGAGTGCAGGCGGGGACGTGGGCGCGAAGCTGCGCGTCAGGGACTGCCCCATCCATCAATGCCCGCTGCATCCGGCCCGGCCTTGGAAGACCCTCAAGGACCGAAAGTTGCCGGCCACGGAGATCGAAGCGGCCGACACCCCCGGACAACCCGTTTAACGCCCCTTTAAAAGTTCGATTCTGATAGAACTTTCGAGCGCGCAGGGTCGGGGTGGTACCCGAGCCGCCCCCCACCCCTCAGACGCCCCCAAAACCGCTGATTTGACGCCCCCCAGCCTGGGGGCGTTTTTTCGCCCCCGCCTCCCCCGATCACGGGGCCAGGTACCGCCCCACCAGGTCGTCCATCGCCCGGCGGTCCTCGTCCGAGAGCCCCATGAACGGCCGCGGCACGAGGCCCGGGTGGTTCACCGACTTCCGCGGCCCCGGCCCGCCGGGCCAGGCCAGCGCCTTCTTGCCCTTCGGGCGGATGGTGTAGGGCTGGGTGCCGAACTGGTGGAAGGCGGCCTGGCGGGCGGTGGCGCGCAGTTCCACGAAGTCGGCACCCGACACCGGCGCGATCTGGTCGTGCATGGTGCCGGTGTCCAACAGCGGTCGGCCGCCGCGCTTCACCGGTGCCCAGGCGTTGCCGTCCGGGTCCTTGCCCTCGAGGAAGCGCTGGCGCGTGCTCTCGAGCAGCATCTCGCCGAAGTCGTCCAGCAGCGGCCGCAAGTCCTGGCTGCGGGCCAGAAGGCGGTCGAACCAGCCTTGCACCTGGGCGTCGTCGACCTGAATGGTCAGTCCACGGGTCATTGCGCGGGCTCCGAGCTTGGCGTAGCGTTCGTCCTACGGCTGGTAGGGCCCCAATCAGGTAGAGGGGAGGTTGCCTGCAAGGCAACTGCGTACTGCGGGTTCGAGCCCCGCCCCAGCCGTACCTTTTTCACGGCATCGCCCCGCGAAGCACGCGCATCCCGCGGAGGCTCTGGGCAGAACGCCGCTCAACGGTTCGCACCCATCCGGCCTGCACGGGCTGAGCGGCGCGTTTCTCGCGCTGATCCAGGCGCACGTACACGACGTCGAACTCGCCACCCGCCACGGGAGTGGCGAAGGCGAGCACGCTGTCGGCCTGGCTGAAGTCCAGCAGCACCAAGGGCGCATTGGCGATCCACGCCGGCAGTTGCTCGAGCGCCCGCTCGATCTGCGCGCGCTGCGTCGAGCGTCCGACCCACTTGTCCGAGCGAAGGGCATGCGCGATCGCACGGTCGGTGACGGCGAGCAGGGCCGTGCTCGGCGTCACCGGCGTGAACTTGCGCCCGTCCGTCGCCGTGCCGGATTCCAAGCGACCGATCAGGTCGTGGGCCAGAAAGCCGACCGGCGTCGCTTTCCCCTGCGTTCGAGCCGCGTTCGCGGCGCTGTCGATCGCCGTCTGCCGGACAAAGCCCTCCCAGTCACGGAACCAGTCCACGCGGCGCGCCTGCGCATCCGCCAGCGCGATCGCGCGCCATGCCGGCGGCAACTGCATCAGCTTCTGCCCGAACGCCGCGGCCGCCGGCAGCGAGCGCGCCGCCGCGCCGACGTGATAGGCCCACTCGGCGGGCGGGTCGTTGCGGATCCGCGCCGGGGCGGTGTCCGGCCCGGTGTTACCGCGCAGCTGCGCCAGACGCTGCGCCGACACGCCGCTGACGGTGCAGCGGCAGCCCCAGCCGTTCGGCGGGTAGTGCGCGTCCCACCAGGGATCCTCGCGGGCGATGATCCGGCCGTCCCAGGCCTGGTGCGCCTCGCGCGGGTTGAGCACCGTGTTGTGCTGGTAGCGCAGGTAGGGGAAACGCTGCAGCGTCTCCCAGCGGCCCGCCATGTAGCTGGTGCGCAGGTTGGTCTGGTAGATGATGCGCGTGCGCCAGGCGCGGCCGCGGGCGCTGCCGGAGCCGGTCCAGCCCTCCCAGCGGCCCTGCACGATCTGCTCGAAGCGGGCGCGGAAGTCGGCGAGCGTCTCGCCGCGCGCGATCGCATCGGCCACCGCCCGCCGCATGTCCTCCAGCACGTCGGCGCGGGCGAGGCCGGCGACCATGAAGCCGTGCGCGTGGTCGGCGCGCAGCAGGTCGTCCCAGCGCGCGCTCGGCACGTTGAGCTTGCGCCGGAAGAACGCCACCTGCGCCGGGAACGGCGCGAAGGCGAAGCGCGCCTCAGGCATCGGCGTCGTCCGCGGCGTCGCTCATGCCGGCGCGGTGGGCGATGCCGAAACCCTGCCCCATCAGGTCGCCCAGTTCCTCGATCGGCAGGCCGGTTTGCAGGTCGGCCAGGCGCAGCAGCAAGTCCTCGAAGCTGCTCGCCTCGGCCACCTCGGTGCGGATGCGATCGACCCAGGCGTCGGTCAGCGGTCCGGCGCGCTCGGCGATCGCCGCCACCAGGTGGTCGGTGTAGTCGGCCGGCGCGGCCTCCGCGAACTCCGCCGTCGCCGGCGACCCCGGCAACCCGGGCGGCGCATCGCCCGGCGGGGCCGGCTCCCAGTGGTCGCCGTAGCGTTCCCGGACGTAATCGAGGCTGGGCACGAAGCCCAGGGCCCGGACTTTGGTGTCGCGCTCCGCGGCCGCCTTCGCGTCCTCCTCCTCTTCCAGCACGCGGAACACCCGCGGCGGCTCGGCACCGTCGAAGTTGAGCTCGGTGAGCCAGCGCACCGGCCCCAAATTGAAGCTCTCGCAAATCAGATCGGCGTCGGCCTGGATGATGTCCTGGCGGACGTCGTGGTGGACCTCGGCCTGCGAGCGGCTGCCGCCGTCCTCGGTGGTCATGGTCTGGCCCAGCACGATCTTGGCGATCGTCTCGTCCATCGTGTCGTGCAGGGTCTTGTAGTCGGCGGTGCCGGAGCGCGCGGCTTCCAGCAGGTCGATCTCGATGCCCTTCGGTACCACCACGCCGGCGTCGGTCTGGATCGCGCTCAAGGCGGCCAGCAGGCGGTTGATCTCGCCCGGCGTGGCCCCGGCGTCGTAGCGGCCGATCGCGGTCGGCGCGCCGAACTTCTCCAGGAACTGGAGCCAGAACTTGAGGCCGTTCTTCTTGAACAGCACCGGCCAGTACAGCCAGTGCCCGAGGCCGAGGCCGTAGGGCTCGTCGTCGTGGCTGGCCCCGGTGGCGTAGTGCCAGAAATAGGGTGCGAGGCAGGGCTCGCCCTCCAGCGGGTCTTGCAGGGTCAGCAGGCGCAGCTCGCCCTCGACGGTGAAGCGGAAGCGGCGACGGTCGCGCACCTTGATGGCGCGCCAGCCGAGCAGGCCGTCGCGGGCCTCCCAGATCAGCTCGGCGGCGGCGTAGCCGAAGAACACGCCGTAGAGCATCTTCTCGGTCACGTTGTCCCAGCCGATGCGCCGCAGGTTCTGCTCCAGCCAGTCGGCGGCCTTCCGGTCGGCGCGGCGGTCGCTCGCCGCCTCGACCCGCCACTCGCGGCTGGTCACGGCGTTGCGGCGCTGCTGGTAGGTGCTCATCACCTGCGGCTCGGAGAGCACGTCCTCGTAGAGGGCGAGGTCGCCGCCGCTGCGCCGGCGCAGCAGCTTGTCGGCGGCCACGCGCATGCTGCCGAGGTAGCCCAGGGTGATGTCGCGACCGTTGGTGCTGGTCGCGATCTCCCGGGCCGGCTTGGGGCGGGGGGTGGTCATGCAAAGCCTCCGAAGTCGTTGGCACCGGCGACCGTGCCGTAGCCGGCATCGGTGAAGCGCGCGCGGCCGCCGGTGTAGTCGTCCAGGCCGCGGCTGCTGCGCGGCGAGGTGCTGGCGTAGTCGATGGCCGCGCCGGCCCCGGCCGCCGCATCGAGGGCCAGGAAGCAGGCCCAGGCGCGGTCGGCGTGGCCGTCCTGGTCGCGCTCGGCCTCGAAGCGCACGGCACCGGTCGGGCTGCTGACCCGGCGCAGCTTGTGCAGGTCGGCGCGCAGCTCGCGGTCGCCGAGCGGGATCCGCAGCCTGCGATCCTCGAAGGCCTGCTTGCCGATCGTCGCCAGGTGCTGCTTGGCGGCGGCGGTGAACAGCACGCCCTGCACGCGGCTCGCCCCGTAGCGGCGCTGGGCGTCCTCGACCGGCTTCTCGCCCATGCCGGTCTGGTCGATCCGTACGCCGCGCACGCGGTAGCGGCGCATGAAGCCGTCGAGCACCTCGTCCTGGGCGGCGAACGACAGCCGCTGCTCGGCGAAGATTTCCCGCGTCCAGAACACGTCGCCGACCCGCTCGATCGCCCAGATCACGAACAGGTCCTTGCGGCGGCCGATGTCGATGCCGAGGTAGACGTCGCCGCCCTCGTAGGCCTCGGGCAGCCCGGCCGCATCGTGCTCGACGCTGTTGATCAGGTCGAAGCTGAGCCAGCTGCTGGCCTCGTCCAGCCACTTCAGCTCGTACTCCTGCGCCCAGGCGTCGGCGTCGTTCAGCGCCTCGCGCAGTTCGTCCAGGTCGCGCGGCAGGCCATCGGCCACGGCGCGGTAGATATCGACCGTGTGCCGCGACCAGCGCTCATCGCGCCCGGTCATCAGCTCGTAGAACTTGTTGGCCTTGCCGTTCGGCGAGCTGGTCACGCGCAGCTTCCAGTCGTTCGAGATCACCGGGAACAGCGCCGACCAGATCTTCTTGGAGTCGGCGTGGAAGGCGAACTCGTCGAGGTAGCAGTTGGCGGAAAAGCCGCGCGCGGTGTCCGGGTTGGCCGGCAGGCTGGTGATGCGGCTGCCGCCCGGCAGCTCGACCTCGAGGGCGCGGTAGCTGCCGCCGTCGCCGCGGAACTCGTGGTCGCGCACGTCGAAGCCGATCTGGTAGGCCGCGCAGTGGCGCTTGATGCCTTCCTCCATCGCCTCGCGGGCCTGGCGCTCGCCGCGGCTCAGCATGACCCAGCGGTTGCGCCAGCCCTCGGCCACGGCGGCGAAGCTGTCGTCGACGATCTCCAGCGTGGTGGTGAAGGTCTTGCCGGTCTGGCGGGCGAACATGCCGATCTTGAAGCGCGAGCGGTCGTTGAACCAGTCGCGCTGGTAGCCGTACAGCGGCAGCGCCGGCTGGCTCACAGGCCGTAGACCTCCTGCCGGATGCGCGCCAGCACCTCGGGGCTGAACTTGCCGGCGGCGGCCATGCCCTCCAGCTTCTTGCCCTGCTCGTCCAGCAGCTCGCGGCGGATTTCCTCGCGCAGCAGCGCGCGATTCTCGGCCTGCCGCTTGGTGGTGGCCTCGATCAGGTTGAAGGCGCGGGCGAGGTGGGCGAGGTGGCGCGGGTCCACCTCGTCCTTGCCCTGCGCCGACAGCGCCGACTGCATGGCCACGGTGCGCAGCAGCTCGATGATCATCCGCCCCATCTTGCCGTCGGGCTCTTCCTTGATTTCGCGCACCCAGACCTGTGAGATGGATTCCATCTCGCGCTGCTTGGCCATCGCCGCCTCGGCATGCTGCCGGTGGCGGTGCAGGGCCGAGCGCGACGGGGCCGCACCGAACTCGGCGCGCAGCTGGTCGACGATCTCGTCGAGGGTCAGGCGGTTCTCGCGGATCAGCGCCCCGATGCGGTCGCGGATCGGCTTCGGCAGCCGTTCGATGGAGGATTTACGGCCCATCGGTCATTCCGGGTCGGGGCGCTTGACGCCCGAGACGATGGCGCGGCCGAGGGCGACCTCGGCACCGCGGGCAGTGAGCGTGGCGGTGCGCACCCCGATGCCCAGGTCCTCCTGGGTGACGAGACCCTGCTCGGCCAGCCAGTCGAGCTCGGTGTGCACCTGGTCGCGACTGGCCGGCACCCCGTAGTGCGACAGGCCGCTCGCCAGGATCGAGCTGTTCGCGGTGTAGGTCGCCAGCTCGTTGAGCAGGCGCAGGATCACCAGGCGGCGCTCGGCGCGCACATGGTCGAGGTAGTGCTTCACGGCCGGCGCTCCAGCAGGTAGTTCTCGATGCGGTGGACGGAGTTCAGGGTGGTCACCGAGCGCTGGTCGACCGAGGCCACGTTCTTGGCCAAGAGGCTGATGGCCTCGCGGATCGCGCCCAGGTCGTCGTGGGTCGGCAGGGCATCGACGCGGGCCTCCAGCACGGCGTGGTTGCGCTCCAGCCGGCTCGATTCTTCGCGGCGCTCCTGGATTTCCTCGGACAGCGCCTTGGCCATGCGGTCGGCGCGGTCAGTGATGCGCTCGAAACGATCATCGGCCCGCGCCTTGAAGAACAGGTACAGGTTCAGCGCGAACGAGAGCACGATCGCGAGCGTGGACGCGAGCTTGATGAGGATTTCCAGGTTCATGCACGGGTCCGGTTCGGGTGTTCGGCGTCGGCGGCACAGTCGATGCAACGCACCGTGCGCGGCAAGGCGCGCAGGCGCGCCGCGCCGATCAGCTCACCGCACTCGATGCACTGCAGCTCGTCGTCATCGACGTCGGCCGGCCGCGCCGGCTGGCGCGACTCGGCGGCCTTCTGGCGCGCGAGCTGGTTGGCGATCGCCGCCTCGGTGGCGATCAGTGTCCGCTCCTGGGACAGGTCGATCTCGTCGGTCACGGTTCCGGCACCTTCAGCGGATCGCGCCCGCCTGCATCGCCCGCCGGATGCAGGCCTGGCAGGTATCCAGGCCCGCCGCGCAGGTGCGGCGCACCTCGCCATCCGCCGGTGCCAGCGCGAGCGGCCCATCCGCGCTCGCCGTGCCATCCGGGCCCGGCTCCAGCCGCGGCAACTCCGGGCAGGTCGAGGCCAGGCAGAGCTGGCAGCCCGGGTCGGGCGGCTCCGGCGTCGGCAGCGGGACTGCCACGACGCGCGGCGTTGAAGAGGCGCACGCGCTCAGCATCGAGACGACAAGCAGCAGGAAGAGGGTTCGCATCGAGGTGCCTCCGGAGGGCGGTGGAAAGCTGCTCGGCACGCCGGCGCTCGGCGGCGAGACGCTGGGCCAGGGCGGCCTGCTCGGCGTCGCGCTTTGCGTCGAGCTCGGCCTGGGCACGGGCACGCTCGGCGAGCGCCCCGCGGACCGCGGCGAGCACGGCCTGTTGCTCGGCCTCGGCATCGGCCCGCCGCGCCGCGACGCAGGCGGCCTCGGCTTCGCTGCGGGCGGTTTCGGCCGCGGCGGCCACGGCGGCATCGCGGGCACCGTCCATGTAGAGCCACAGGCCGCCGAGGGCCAAGCCCAGGCTCAGCAGCCAGGCGAGCGCCAGGATGCCGAGCATCTGCTTCATGAAGGTGCCGCCGAACAGGTTCATGCCCAGCCTCCGCGACGCTGCTTGATGCGCTGGTAGACGACGACGCCGAGGGCGCCGAGAAGGACCGCCACCAGCACCCAGGGCAACCACTCGCCCAGGCTGTGGCGGATGTCGGCGACGGCGCGCGCGCCGTCGGCGGCGAGGCCCAGCCCGGCCACGCCGCCGGCGGCCCCGGCACGCACGATCGGCGAGCGGGCCAGCGAGCTCTCGGCATCCACCGGCGGCAACAGGGCCGGGGGCTCGGGGGTCAGCTCGACCTCGGTGCGCGGCACCGGCAGTTCGTCACGGCGCAGGGTCGGCACCGGCACCTCGATGCGCACCGGCCGCAGGTACAGGGCCGATTCGGCGGCACGGCGGCGCACCAGGCCCGGCATCTCCTCGCCGCCGGCGCGGTTCCAGAGGTGGAAGGCGCGCGCGGCAGCGGCGCTGTCGCCGGCGTTGTGGGCGCGCAGCACGCTGCTGCGGGCAAAGCCAGTGAGGCCGATGTTGTAGGCCAGCGAGACCATCGCCGCCAGCTCGTGCTCGTTGGCCGGGCGGGTGAGCAGGGCCAGCACCCCGCGGGTGAACTCGGCCAGCTTGCGGGCGAAATCGCGCTCGGCCTGCTCGGGCGTGGTCTCGTCGAAGGGCCCGACGCCCTGGGCATTGCCCCAGCCGATGGTCCACGGCGCGCCGGACAGGTCGGCGGTGCCCGGCGGCAGCTCGGCGAACAGCACGCGGGCGTTCTCGAAGCCCCAGCGCCGGCCGTGCGTGCGCCGGGTGGCGCGGGCCAGCGGGCTGGCCGGATCGGGGTAGGCGAACAGCCGCAGCTGCTCGAACTCCTTGATCAGGGCCTGCCCGGCGGGGTGGATGGTGGGGTGCATCGGCTGCTCCAGCGTTACCGGAACAGCGTGGCCTCGCGCGGGTGCGAGGCAGGATTAAGGCGGCTTACTCAGTAGCTTCGGCTACCAGCAGCTCCATTTCGAGCCGCCGCCATGCAGGCACCAGCAGTCGCTCTGCAAAGCGCTGGCTTTCCTGGACGCTCGCTGAAACGGCCAGTGAGGGGAGCTCATCCATGACCTGCCTGACCATCACTGCGTAGTTCTTAGCCGCCTCTTGGAGGTCATCGTTGTCCCGGGCGTCTTTCGCAGCAGAAACGGCGATCTGGAAAGAGCATGAACGAGCTTCGTTGTTGAGGCTTCTTGCTCGCTCCCGGTCATCGTCCGTTGCCTGTTGTGATCGAATTGCAGCTCCCGTCAGGGCAATTCTCGAAACAGCTCTCATTACAACCGCTTGGCAAGCAATTGCAGAAGCTGTCGACTCAGACTTGGCCGGGTTTGCGAAAGCGGAATGTCCAGGAAGCAACGATAGAGCTGCCGCAAGAACTACTAGTGCCCGCATGAGTGATCTCCAAAGGTCGGGCGATCTTCTAGCTCAGCGTCTAGACGGCTGTCTGTAGGAAAACCGCTCGGCGTCAGGCCTGGTCGGGGAACAGGCTGCCCTGCAGCCGGCCGACGTGCAGCTTCCGCTGACGGGCCATGATGCTGTAGACGTGGATGGTGGTCACCCCCAGCTCGCGTGCGAACTGGAGGATTTCCTCGGACTTGCCCGTGTAGCGCCGCCACAGCTCGGCATCACGAAGGGCGATCCGCAGCTTGTCGCCGCGGGGCAGGTACATGGTGCGGCCGCCGAAGGCGTGGGCCTGCTCCATCACCACCTCGCAGGCCAGCTCGAAGGCCGCTGCCGGGCTCATTCGCCGGCGCTTGAACAGGGCTTCAAGGAAAGCCACCAGCTCGGTCAACTGCGGTGCCCAAGCCGATTCCGGCAGGCTGGCCGCCTCCTCCAGCATCCGGCGGCGCTCCTCGGGGTCATCGGGCAGGCCGAACAGGTCGCCGTCGTCGGTCGGGGTCTCGCTCATGGGGCACCTCGGGGATGGTTCTGGGCGGCCGCGCGCTGGCGGCGGGCATCGATCTCCAGCGCCGCCACCAGGCGACGCTGCTGTTCACCGGTCAGCCATTCGATGCGCGCGATGCGGAACATCCGTTTCGCCATCGCGTGGCCGTAGCTCCAGGGCCGCTCCGCGTCGGTGAGCAGCGCCTCGACCTTGCGCAGCAGCGGCACGTCAGCGATACCCTTTGGGCGGCCGCGGAAGGCCGCAGCGCGCGCCTCGGCACGCTCGTCGCGGAAACCGAGGCGGCTGAACTCGGCCAGCACGTCGATGTGCTGCTGGGCGGTCATCGAGCCGCAGCTGTCGAGGCCGGTGACGCGCTGGAGCAGGGCGCGGTAGGTCGTCTCGTCCATGCCGAGCTGTTTGCGCGCGACGTGGATGCGGCGGAGTCGCGCCAGGCGTGCGGATTGTGGGTCGTGATGCTTGTTCATGGGTGTAACGCCTTGGATTGCATTGCCTTGCAGCGCACAGCCAGGCCTAACCTTGCGTGGCGTTGCCTCGCTAGGTGGGATGAATCAGGTTTTCTTCCAACTCACGACGGCGAATCGCCCGAAAGGCCCGCGCCGCGCCGGCCGGAAGTCGCCCAGCCCGATGCGCTTGCCGGCGAGGTCGACCAGCTCGCGTACCAGCTGTTCACTGAACATCGTCTCGTCCACGTCGAGCGTGAACCCGAGCGCCCACTTGTCGAAGCGCGGGCGGTGGCACATGACGCGGCCGCCGGTGGCCGGGATCACCACCGAGCGCGAATCAACCTCCCATGCGGCCGGGGTGATCGGCAGCTCCGGCTCCAGCAGGGTGATGCCGGCCGGGATCAACGAGCTTTTCTTGGTCGAGAGCTTGGAGCGGCCGGCCTTGACGTGCTCGCCGGCGGCGACGATGCACGCCGCCACGTTGGGGCCTGGCACGATCGGCTTGCCGGCATCGTTGAGATAGACCTTCGGCGCGGCCTGCTCGCGCGGCAGACCGCGCGTGCCGCTGGTGATGGCGGTGCTGGTGCCGGTGGCCACCTTGGCCTGCGCAGCCTCGGTGAAGCGATTCATCAACAGCGGCGTCTGGCCTTCGATGCGGACGGCGATCAGCACGACACACCCCCTTTCAGCGCGGTGCGCAGCTGGGCTTGGGCCGCTTCGTGCTCGCGCACGAGGAAGTCCATCAGCACCGCCACGCGGTCGCGGGCGGTGTTCTTGAAGTCGGGTTCGGGGGTCAGCAGGTCGCTGACGGCGTGCAGGGACGTGGCGACCGTTTCGAGACGGTCGAGCGCGCGGATAACCTCGGGGGCGTTGGACATGGTGGACTCCTTGGTGATGGAGCCCGCCACCCCGCTGTCAAACGAGGCGACGAGCGGACGCGGGTTGACAGACCGGACCAAGGACCGGCGAGCCCCGAAGGGCTCCCCGCGCCCGCCCGCCATTGAACCGGGGAGAGCGCTGCACGCGCGGACCCATCGACCGATGGGCAAGAAAAAAGCGCCAGCATCGGACGATGGGCGCTTGCGCGCCTTGGTCATCGGGCTGTCAAACCCGGCTGCCGATGTGGCGGCAGCGGGGTTAGGCTGCGCCTGCGAAGCGCCCGCTGTCAAGTTCACGGCCCGACCTCTTCCAACTTCGACTCGAAGGGCCGGCAGATGAAGTCCTCGCGCTGGCTGACGCTCAAGCCCGGCACCTTGATGGCCAGCTCGGGCTCGCGGCCCAGGGCCTCCTTGTCGAGCTCCTCCTTCGTGCGGATGAACTTCGTCCAGCCCTGCGCCTTCAGCCATTCGATGACCTTGTCGGCACCGCGCACCACGATGCTGGGCGGCCGCATCCGCCAGCTCACCTCGCCGGTGGCGAAGGCGAAGGTCTTGACGCGGCCGCCTTTCGTCAGCTCATCGCGGCGCGCTTCGCAGAACAGCTGGATGCCGCGCATCAGCTCGGCCATGCGCTCGGCGTGCGGTCGCGCATCGGCTTCGAACTCGGCACGGACGCGCTGCAAGGCGTCGTTCAGGCTGGCTTGCAGACGGGCGCGCTCCTGCTGGTGGAAGGACAGCTCGGCGATCGCCTCGGCCGCTTCTTCGCGCGTGGCGGGGGTCCAGTGGTTGACCGCTTCGGCCTTGAGGGTCTTCTTGCTCATGATGGGTTCTCGGTGGTGGTGGGGAAATGCGGGCCGCTGCGCAGCCAGTGGTTGCGCCAGGCGCGGGCCTGGGCGCGGGGCAGGCCGAAGTGGCGCATGACGTCCTCGACGCTGGGCGGCCGCGGCCGGGCCAGCGCCCAGCGCGCGAAGCGCATGCCGCGCTCCAGGGCGCTGCCCGGTGGCCGGCCGCTCGGCTTCATGCCGGGAGGCTCGTCTGGGCGCGGCTGACGGCCTCGCGTGACACCACCAGGGCCTTGATCAGCGCGTGCGAGTGCTGGGCGTCGCAGGCGTCGCTGATGGCGTCGGTGAGGTCGGTGGCGATGGCGTCCAGGCGGCGACGCAGGTCGAAGTCGAGGAGCCGCGGCGCGGGCGGCGGCGCGGGCGGCGGCAAGGCCACGGCCTCCGGGGCGCTGGGCGGTGCCGCCTTCGCATCGCCCTTCCGCTTCCGCCCGCGTTTTCCGGGCGAGCGCTCGGCATTCAGGCTGTAGCGCAGGCCTTCCGTGCTGTGGTGGCGGATGAAGTGGCCATCGCGCACGCCGTTCGAAATGGCCTGGTAGACCGGCTTTTTCTCGTCGGCCGGGGCACCGTGCAGCCCCAGTGCCTCCATCAGCTCGGCGGTGGTCATCGGGACGCTGCCCTTCTGGAGCGCCGCGCGGATTTCGGTGGTCGTGCTCATGCCGCCACCTCGCGGCCTTCCGGCACGTCGGCTCGGGTGCTGCGGCGGACGATCCACTCGACCTGGCAGCCGAGCACGTGGGCGGCCCGGGTCTCGACGACGGACAGGCCGATCATGGTCCGGCTCAGCAGGCCGGATTCCAGGGTGGCCAGCGCCTCCGGCGAGGAAACCTCGTCGAGCAGCAGCCGGGCGCCGAAGACCGGGCTGGCCTCCAGGCGGCACACGCGCAGCCCCAGCTGGTTGAGCCGGTGCAGGGCCGCCAGCGCGTTCAACAGGGCGGTGTGGGTGAGGTGGTTCGACGCACTCAGCGTCGGGGGGTCAACGGTCAGCGTGGTCATGGCGGTTGTCCTCGGGGGCGGGGGAGAGCGGCAAGCCAAGCTGGCCGCGGAGGTCGGGCAGCGCGCAGCGCTTGATGGCGCTGATCTGCTCGAGGCTGGCCATCGCCCGCCCGAACAGGAACTCGCAGGTGCGGTCCAGCTCGGTGGCGTTGGCGGCCAGGTGGTAGCCGGTGGCGGGGTGGGCGCAGACGGGTTCGCCGTTGCGCCGCAGGTGCTCGATGACATGGCGCAGCCGGCGCTCGTCGGCCGTGTTCACCCGGCCGGTGAGCCGGCAGGCGAGGTCGCGGGCGGTGATGCCGTTGGCCGCACCCCGCCGCGTGGCCAACTCGGCCAATACGGCGTCGGGGCGGATCGGGTCGAGGTCGCTCATGGCATCGGGCTCCGGCAGGTCAGGCGAGGGGGATGCGCACCAGCCGGCCTTGGCAGAGACGGCGCAGTTCCACCGCGCCAAGCGGCGGCAGGTCGGTCTTCCAGCCGGGCGGATGGCGCGCCGCCGCGAGCAGGTAGGCGACCATCCGGTAGGCGACCTCGACGGTGCCGTGGACGTGCACGCCCACCTCCACCGCGCCGTCGCCGGGCTCGCTGATGACCAGGCTCACGGCCGGCCGTCCGGCGATGGCCGCGACGAGCCCGGCCGCGTCCGCAGCCGGGCCTGCACCGCCAGCCCGCGCCGCACGCGGGCCGCCAGCGCCCGTTCGTCCTCGGCGCTCGCCAGTTGGGCGTCGCGGGCGATGCTGTAGAGCGTCAGCCGCCAGTGGTTCGCGGCATGCGGCCGCAGCCCGCTCGGCACGATCCAGCAGGGGGTCAGGGTGTTCATGGCTCACGCTCCCAGCTCCTTCACGGCGGCGCTGACGTCGTCGCAGCACAGGGCGCGGCCGGCGGCCGCGGCGCTGGCGCTGGCCAGGCGCAGCACCTTGGTCAGCACCCGCAGCGCGCCGGGGCGCTGGGCCACGGCGCGGATCTGCTGGCGGCAGTCGCCGTCGTCGATGCCCCAGGCTTTCACCAGGGCGTCGATGTCGGCCTCGGTCGGGGCCTTGAGGGCCAGCCACTTGCCGACGCGGCTGTGCAGGCGGTCGAGGTAGGCCGCGCGCTGGCCGCCGGACATGATGGTGAACACCTGCTCGTTGCCGACCAGAGCCAGCCCGATGCCGGTGGCGTCGTGGATGCTGCGGATCTGGTCGAGCGCCAGGTGGCCCAAGTGCTGCGCCTCGTCGATCACCAGCAGGCCGCCGCAACCGCGCAGCCGGGTGCAGATCAGGCGGTGCATGGCGCTGGCGGTGAGCCGGGCCTCGCGCAGCCCGAGCGCGTCGTACACGGCGTTCAAGGCCGCCGTGAGGCCGGTTTGCGCGGGGGTCATGGTGACCACGAAGGTGTTCGGCGCCACCCGCGCGTAGTGGCGACAGGTCTCGCTCTTGCTGGTGCCGGCCGGGCCGTAGATGACGACGATGTCGTTGCCGATCTGCGCGTAGCGCAGGGCCGCCAGGATGCGCTGGGCCTGGCGGGTCTCGACCCAGCCCGGCGCGGCCGGCAGCGCGGCCGCCTTCGATCGCTCGGCCAGGCTGGCGAGCCAGCGGCTGAGCTTGCCGGCCACCGCCGGCAGGTCGCCGGGGTAGGTGCGGCTCAGGAACTGGCTGACGGTGGCACTGCTGACGCCGCTCTCGCGCGAGACCCGGGCCTGGGTCAGGCTGCGGTCGGCGTCCATCGCCGCGCGCAGGCGCTCGCGCACTTCCTCGGGGTCGACGACCTCGGGGGTGAGGGTCGAGGCCAGCAGGGCGGCGCTGATCGGGGTGACGTTGGACGGGGGGTCAAGCGATTCGTTGCTCATCAAGGGCCTCGGGGTCAGGCGGAGGGACGCGAGCGGGATCGACTCGCGGTGGGACTGCTGGGCGTAGCGCGTGGCGATCGACCGGCAGCGGCTGGGGGCCAGGCCGCCGACGGCGGCGCGGGCTTTGGGTGCGCGGGAAAGGGCCATCACTCGGACTCCCGGACGATCAGGCCGTTCTGGCGCGCCAGGCGCTCCATGAAGCCGTGGAACACGTCGGCGCGGGCCTCGTCGTCGGTGCCGGTGCGGGCGAGCGGCTGCGCCTGCGCTTCGACGGTGAGCTGCGGGCGGCCGAACATGACCTCGATGACGCCGGGCTCCGGCAGCTCGGCGTTCTGCACGTCCGGCAGCTGCGCGGCCACCTGGGCGGCGCTGAGCCGGCGCTCGGCACGGAGCATGTCCTTGGCCGCACGCTTCATCTGCGTGCGTGCCCGCTTCGCTTCGCCGGCGGCGGCCTTGTCGGCAAAGCCCACGGCGTTCTTCTTCTCGGCGTCATCGATGTAGACGCCGCCCAGGCTGTAGACGCCCACGCCGGCGTGCAGGTTCTCCGGGTCGAAGCGCAGCACCACCTTCTTGCCGATGTGGCCGGTGAGCGCCTCGGTCCAGTAGCGGTTGCCGGCGATGTGCACCGAGCCGTCGCGGCCCACCGTCACCACGTCGCTGGCCAGCAGCATCAGGCGCTGCTGCTCCGGCGTGGCGCGCTTGATCACGGCGCGGCTGTAGCTCTCGGCGAAGGTTTCGTCGAAGCTGCGGCCGGCGCAGGTCGGGGCCTTGCGCCCCTGGCGCGCGTTGTGGGCGGCGATCTCCTCGCGGACCACGCGGTTGAACGTCTCCCAGTCGACCGCGCGCGAGCCGTAGTTCTCGGGCTTGGCGTCCGGCTTGTTGCCGGTGTAGGCACCCTCGAAGGCCGGGTGCTTGGCGATGCGGTCGCAGAGGTCGCGCCAGGCGCGCTCGATCGGCTTCGACTGGCCGCTGTAGGGCAACACCCAGTGGACCTCGATGCCGAGCTGCGGCAGCAGACCGATCGGGTCTTCGGCCTTCACCTTGAAGCGGAAGCGCGTGGGCAAACCGCCGGTCATGTCCTTCGAGGCGAAGGCGCGGCCGTTGTCGAGGTAGACGTGGCGCGGGATGCCGAAGTCGCGGAGCACGTCGGCGAAGGCCAGCCGGGCGACCGCGGCCGTCTCCGTCTCGCCCAAGCGCCAGCCGAGCAGCTTGCCGCTGTAGATGTCTTGGATGCCGACCAGCGTCGGGCGGCCGATCTCGCCCGACGGGAAGCGCACGAACACGTCGAAGCGATGGCCGTCGCTGTTCACCGCCTCCAGCGCGTCGAACACGCTGTGGTCGCGCTCCTGCGCCGGGTAGAGCCGCATCAGCGCTTCCTCGCCCTGGCGCGCGAGCACCAGCACGCGGTGCGGCAGCTCGCGGGCGATGCGGCGTTCGAAGGTGCGCAGCGCCGGCAGCTTGGCCCAGCCGCGCGCCTTGGCGATGCGCTGCAGGCGCTCGTAGCAGCCCGCGGCCGAGGGCGCGCTGGGGCGCAAGTAATCGGCCTTGAACAAGTCCCAGGCGTCCGCAGGGATGTCCTTCAAGCTGGGGCGGCCGCACCACTCGGGCAGCAGCAGCGCCACCCAGTGGTGCCGCGACGCGCGAGCGACGAGCGATTCCCAGCGCATCAGCGAAGCGACCGACGCGCCGCGCTCGCCCTTCATCTGCAGCTCGGCGACCACCGCCTCGCGCGCGGCCATCCGGCCCGTGCCCTGGCGCACCAGGTGCTCGACCGCGATCAACGCCGCGTTGCGTGCGATCGCCACGGCCTTCTGCTTGGTGGGCGCACGCTCGTAGCGGGCGGCGGCGCTCCGCAGGCGCGCTTCCGACGGCGCGACCCTCTCGCGCTTCGAGCGCGGCGGCGCTTCCACCGCCGCCTGCAGCGCGTGCCGGCGCACCAGCGCCACCTGCACCGGGCCGGGCAGGTCGGCGAGCGCGTAGAGCCGACGCTGGCCGCCGCGGGTGGCCTCGGCGGTGAAGGGCCAGGCTTCGCGGAGCGCGCGGCGCTCGATCGAACGCTCGTGCTGACCCAGCGCCTCGGCGATCTGCGCCGAGGTAAAGCGCTGCGCCGCCAGCGCAGCCAGGGGCACGCCGTCAGCCATTGCGGGGCTCCGGACCGGCCTTATGCTGAGCCCGTGCCAATGCGGCCTTCAGTGAGGGAGAAGACGGTGCAGTACGAACCAACGAGGACCCTGCTTCACATACAAAGCATCGTGGACATGAAGTGGGATGCCCTGGGAGAGGCACTGGCTCTTCAGGTCGAAGTTGGGCCTGCTGACGGATCGGAGAAGCGCCTCGTGTGGCTTTCGCTGGATGGGCTAGCGGCAGGAGTGCTATCTGATGTGCTCCCGCAAGCGCTCGCGGAAAAACCGCACGGAGAATCGCCCAGGCAATGAGCCCTTGGATCTGTTGGAACACACCAGCCATCACCGCACCTTCCTTCGTAGGGTCTTGAGCTCGGTCAGCCGAGCCTTCTGGTCATCGAGCTCGGCCTCCATGCGGCCGATCTCGGCATCGAGCGCCGCAGCGCCCAGCACCAGCCGGCCGCCGCGAACCTCGGCCAGCCAGCTCGTCAGTTCGGTCGAGCCGCAGCTCACCTCCAGCGCCGGCACCAGCCACAAGGGCAGGTTGAAGGCCTCGCGCGCCTCGCTGGTGTAGCCGTCGAGCATCTGCTTGGAGACTTCGCGGCCTGCCAGGCGCGAGGCGTTGGCGGCCACCGCCCAGCGGTCGACGCCGGCGCGGTGCGCGGTGGCCAGCATCTCGGCGACCAGGTGCGAGAGCTCGGCGCGGAAGTCCATGCCGCCGCCGATGTCCGGGCGCGGCCGCGGGATGCTCGCGAACAGGTCGCCGGTGAAGCGATCGCGGCCGCTCATGCGATGACTCCACCGGCGACCGCCGCTGCGGTCGGCTCGCGGCGTGAGGAGGCGGCTTGGCACGTCGCGAACCCCGTGCTTCCACCGGCCGCGACGCGGCGGCACGCCTCACCGACTGCCGGGGTTTTCGCGCGGACGTCGAACGCGGGGCACTGGCCGGCTGATCCCCACCCCTTGACCCGGGCCAGGCTGAAGCAAGGCGGGCGCCGCTCCGCTAGGCTGGGGGCGCGACCCAACCCAACACCAACGGAGAGGACACCCATGAACGATTTGCCGAACGACGAGCGCGCCACCGTGGCGCTGGAACAGATCCGCGACATGATTCGAGTCGTCGCCGCGATCCAAGGGCACAACGCCGGGTGCCAGGCGATCCTGTTGGCCCTCATTCGGAGCCACCCTGATCGGAAGGCGTTTTCCGAAGCTCTTCAATCCGCTGCCGACATTGCTCGTCAATCGCTCGAAGAGCTCGAATACTCTCACTGGCATGCGCAAAAAGCGCTTCAAAAGCTGCTGACTGCCGCGGAGATAGCGGCTGAGCCGGGCGACGCGTCGAGTTAGCCGAGCGCGCCTCCGGGCTGCGTCCAGGAGCGACTGGAGCGGCACCAGCCGCCGCAAGGGCCTTCGCCCTGACATCGCGGCAGTAGTAGATGGCGTCGTACCACCGGCGGCCCCGCAGCTCGTGCGGCACCTTCCAGAGGGCGTCTTCCGCCGCCTGGGCCGGCTCGGCGAGCGGCACCCACTCCGGGCCGGGCGGCGGCGTTTGAAGAGGCGTGCCCGGTGCGCATCGGTGTTCGCAACCCGGATCACGAACAGCGGCCGCCCGGTCAGCCTTGAGGCACTCACAACCGAGCAGTCGGCGCAGGAAGCGGCGGCAGGCCGAGCCGGCCCAGGCGTAGATACGGGCCATGTTCAACCCGCCTTCCGCGCTTGTGGATTGCGCCGCAGCGCCGCAAGGGCTTTCATATGCTGCCCGGGCACCTCCGGGCGGCGTTCGCCGCCCCGGCGCTGCGGGGTGCCGTCGGCGTT